AACCTCACCCTTTGTTGAGGCTTCATATGCTTTTTCACGAACCTCTGGGTCAATACTGAAGGCTCCAATATTACCTTCTGTCATATAGTTGGGTAATTGTATTTCTACCTCTTCTTCACGATCTGAAATTGCATACTCATATGCATATACATTATGTAATGAGTTTATAATTATGTTTCCGCAAAGTTGGTAATAAATAACCCTTTGAGGCTCGTATGCATTGAATTTTATATGTGGAAAGGTCTTTGCCAACGGGATTGTAAAAACTCCAAGATTTGCGCCAATATCCAAAACAACCCCATCTTCGCATTCAGATAGAATCGGATTGGCTATCTTTAATAATGCTTGCTCAAAACCGCCCGTGTGTCTTATGGAGTCGGAAACAATGTCATTCTTTTTGAATAGGATAAACTTGCACCCATTTGTTTCAATAATATCAGTCTGAGGAAGCATTTGATTATCTTATCAGAATCAGGCCAGCAACTCTTGATATCCACCAACTTCTTTTTAAAGATCCAGTTCCGTTGTAATGAATACCATCACCATAGAACCAAGTTGGATTTGACTTTGCAATTGTTGCCCAATCAAAGATATACATATTTGAATATTTTACTTTTTGTTTAATTAGCATTGAGTTCCAAATATTTGAGTTTTTTGCACTATATGTCGGCCTTGTTGGAGAATCTGACCAAACATTTATCCAAAGTACCTTTTGACCACCAATTACAAACATCATTTTATTAAAACGATCAAGCATGCCTTCTGGAGATGTTGCTGATGAATCATTTGTCCCGAGTGCTACAACCCAACAGATGTTATCCCCCAGAGCCTCCTGATAGTGCCTCACAGTTTCTATTCCATTCATTGGGGCAGAATCACCCGAAAAGATAATTGAACGACCATTGGAGGCATTTACAACGACCTGAGAGAATCCTGCTGCCTCGTAGTCGGTCTTGATTGTTCCCATCATTGACAAAGTTGTTGAATCACCAATATGAACAAGATAATCACATCTTTGAGTTGTTTTAATCCCTTCACAGGAAAAAGGGGTTAACAATAAAGAAATTATTAAGATTAATATTTTCATCCTGCGGAGAGAGAGGGATTTGAACCCCCGCTATCTTGCGATAGGCCTGTTTTCAAGACAGGTGCATTAGTCCACTCTGCCATCTCTCCAACGAATTAACACCATGTACAGAGCCTCACCTAAGCGGTCAATGTTAATTCTATAGGTGGAGCCTAGAGTGAGGATTGAACTCACGACCTATCGCTTACAAGGCGATTGCTCTACCACTGAGCTATCCAGGCGCTGTCTGGATGGCAGGACTTGAACCTGCGACCTCCTGTTCCCAAAACAGGTGCGCTACCAACTGTGCTACATCCAGCAATTCTTAATCATTCTACATCGTAATGATATCTATCATCATCAGATGTTCTCCATTTATCCGCATCCTCAACATCCCATTGTCTGGTGTTAATCAGGCGATCAATGAGGTTTACTTTCTTTGTGGTAAATGAAGGATCATAAAGTCTTACACGATTATTTGGTTGAATTGCAAAATTACCATCGTTTCTTAACATTACATGACCGCACTTGTGCTGGCCAGGATTAGTGCTAAAACCAAGATTTGTAATATTATCATCTGGAGCATGCCAGTCTAGTGTGAATAGATATTTAGCATCTACAAACTCCCCAGATCTGCTTACATACTTCATTCGCATATTCCTCATTGCTTGAAACTCAGTTACCGTAACATGAGGGCTGAATGAATTCCATAAGACAAGTTCATGGATATCAACTTCTGGCACATCTGGTTCAGCACAGAATGCGCTAATTGGCATTCTCCACCAAACACCTCCGTCTTCCATTAGAAAGTGAAATAAAGGACTACGGCCTTGTATTGATGCTACTCCAAAAATCATGCATGGAAAATACTTATCAAAAGAATCCTTTTGATTGCGAAGATAGTTTCCTCTTACATAACATTCAATTGGCGGTATATTTATATTTAGTTCTGGCATGATGCCATTATACAGTAGGTGCAGTGAGATTTGAACTCACACTGGAAGGATTTTAAGTCCTCTGTCTCTGCCGATTGGACTATGCACCCTTGTTCAGTGGGCAAAGAGGGACTTGAACCCTCACTCCGAAAGGAACAGGAACCTAAATCCTGCGCGTCTGCCAATTTCGCCATTCGCCCTCTGCTCCAACCCCAGGGCTTGAACCTGGAACCAACGGATTAACAGTCCGCTGCTCTGCCAATTGAGCTAGGTTGGATCAATCGCACTGTTGATCTAATCTTTTATATTAAATTTAATGTTAATATCTAAAGAACCATCATTAGTTTCAAACTTTTCTGTTGTATCTGAAAAGTCTAGTTCTTTTACTCTTTCTTCAATTAATTGAGAAATAATAATTTTTAATTCTTCTGTTTCTTCGTCTGTCATTTTTGATTCAATATCAATGAAGTCTCTTTCATTATCAGACCAATTACTTTTCACAAACCTTCCTTTTTTTTGAATTTTATAATCAACCAGCAAATATATAATCCATCCTAAACAGGTAATAGCAATAAGGATTTCATACATACTAATAACCTCTCAATGGCAGTAAAAACTCACATTCTTTTGTATGAGGGTCTATTCTAATAAACATCATAGCAACAACACAGTATCCAAGAATATCAATCAAAGTGTCTACAACTGTTTCATTTGGAACAGAATTGAGTTTGCCAATATTCAAAATATTTTTAAAGTCATCACTACCAGACTTCATAAATAGATTACTAAGTCTAGCCAATTTATCACTCAGCCTAATACAAATTCCAATAAGACCGAACTTGGAAATATTCTCAGGTCCATAATCTTTTTGTTTTCTAGTAAGAAGGTTAGCAATGCTTTCAACACGAACATCTTCTGGAGAAATATCTTGAAGAATTGAACAAGAAGTTGCTGCAATCATAAACCAATCAAAGTCATTTTGATCAGCAATTTTTTCAGAGTTTAAGCCTTTTACAATAGGAGCAATATTTGTATCAAAATAAGTAATTAAATAGTTATACTTATCATGAGTTGTCATATCTCCTTGATCCCAGTAACACTTGTCTAATACATCGTAGACACAGTTATAACAAGCATCTTCCCAAGACTGCCTTGAATCCGTTGGATTATAAACAACCCATTTATTTTTTCTAATTTTCACTTTTCTTTTCTCCTTTCTTCCTCTGGGTTAAGGATTTCAAAGTTACCTCTTCCAACCTTTTTAAAGTATGCTCTATTGTTGTTAAAAAAGTTATAGAATGTAGGGAGGGTAATTCCAAGTTCTTCAACCATGTCTTTACCAGAAATTGTTTTTCCTACATTGTTTTCCAAAAATGCTTTAATGGATGAGCTCTTAGATCCTCGTTTTTTCTTTTCTTTCATCTCAATATCAAAATTATAATTTTTCCAAAACTCATTGGCTAATTCTTGATTTAAATTATAATAATTAATTGTTTCGGTAAGCGACATTTCGTAATGATTACCAGTAAGAATTGCAGAAATAGTTCTTCTAGATTCTTGATCTAGATTTCTATCAATATTTTTAATTTCTTGGTCTAATTGCTGTCTAGAAATACCCATTGTTCTCCTTTGATAGTAGGAGTATATCAGGACTTTCTAGAAGGAGTCCTATTTTTTGTAGCAGTTTTTTTGGCTGGAACTTTTTTTGGTTCAATTAACTTTGGCATATCTGGAGTTGGGAATAGAGGAGCTATTGCTTCTGAAATTAGATCAATTGCTCTCTCTGATTGATATCTAACAGCAGCTTCCATTGTTTTTGAAATTGTTGGATTTGTATCATTTACATCCAAAGCCTTTACAATTTCAACAGCAACCTCTTCTATTGGAGAAAAATGACAATGAAGTAATTCATGAACAACCGTAGCTCTTAAATCTTCTGGTTTATCTTTCTTGTAATTTTTATGAAATTGCATTTTTGCTAGATGTTGCCATTCAGTAACGCTGGTTTCAGCTAAAGCGTCTTCTGAACATGGCTGGGGGTCTATGACTATCTTCCAATTAGACAGGTTCATCATCCCCTTCATCTTATTAACATACCTAACTAGCCAGTCATCAACTTTTGGCACTTCTTTAATTTGGTTAGGTTCTGTTTTCTTTATTGTGTTCATAATAAAAAATAGGCCCTTGGCCTACTGCAAAGAACTAGCGCTCTTCACAGCCCAAGGGCCTATTTAAATTTTATCAGGACTTTCTGCTCTTTGCCTTTAAATGCCAAGAAATATGATCATCTAATTTAGATGAAACATCCTTAACATCATCATGTAAAACTTTTAGTGATTCTCTTACAAACGCATGGTCTTCTTTATTTTCTTTGCGTAGTTTTTGAACAATAGCAATAACAATACCGCTAAGCCCAGTTAAACCAGCAACAATAATTGCAGACCAAGCTTCAGTCATACTACTTTAGTCCAAGAATAACGTCAGCAATATCTTCAACTGACATATCAAATGAACCATATTCGCTTACATGATCTTTGAGAATCTCAATAAGATCGCTCTTCTTAACAATTTGAGCATCTAGTGGAACCTCTTTTGCTGGAGAGGCATAGCCAGCTCCAGATGTTGGTGGTTGAGCACTTCCAAACTCTGGGATATTTGTTACCTTTTTGTCTGGGTCCAATGGAATTTCTTCCATCATGCTTTTAAGAAGATCTGTTTGTGAGTTATGCCAAGCAGCAGCCTTAATGTGGTCCTGCATTGACTCAGCAGCAGCTTTTGCCATTGACTCATGCCAATTCTTCATAGAATCATGATCTGTAACCATTTTTTGAATATTATTATTCTTCATTTTTCCTCCTATTTAAAATAACCTCTTTAAATAAAGAAATTAATTGAGAAAGCGACATTTCTTCATCTTCCATTTCGCTTTCCATCTCGTCTTCCATCTTGTCTTCTTCCTCTTCTTCATCATTTTCCATTTGAACAAGACCGTCTGGAATCACGGCAAATCTGCACTTGCCAAAATCTTCTACTTCGCCAGCAATAATTTTACATACGCCATTACCTTCATAAAGAACACAATTCATACAATGAACTCCTATTTCTTTATCATCATTTTCTTCAGCCGACTCATATCCAGCCCAAATTCCAGTTCCATCTTCATTAAATTTGCCATATTTTTCAGCAATAGCCTTTAAAGAATAAGCAAGCATTGCTTCATCTTCTGTAAGGTATTCTGAATAATTTTTATTCATGTCCATTTTAGACACCCTCCTATACTTTCCGCCTCTTTTTTTGTACTCCCTAACAAGCCAAGCATTTGCATAAGCAGATGGGTAAACATCAAATTTTGCCTTTGCTTCTGCCTTTACTCTAGCATAAAGGGTTGGGTTTGTTGGAACATTTACAGATTCAGCTTTTTCTGTAGAGACATAGATTGGCTTCTTATCTTGCCTTCTTTCAGTAGACTCTGCCCTTCTTTTTCTTCTGACAGCTGAAGCGATTTCTTCTGGAGACATTCTAGCTGCTCTTGCTGCTGGAACACACTTCGGATATTTGCCTTTATCTGCATCTGGTCTACCGCATGGCTCAAATCCACCACCAGCTTTTGGTCTTGATAGATCAACCCATTCTTCCGCAAACCAGTCTTTTAAGCCTTTAACAACTTCTTGAACTTCTTTTTCAAACTTAGTTGTAGGTTCATACTCACCAATTGCAATCCCTTGAATTGTAGCTTTTCTTTTCGCTTCACTCATACTTTTTTCATTATTTGGAGTATATGTATAGCACTTACCAGAGTCACCCCATTTAAAACCAGGTTTTTCACCAGAAGAGCACGAATTTACAGGCATAGTAAGTTTATTTTATCATAAATTACTTATAAATGGTATATAGATCTTCTTGTTCCCAGCGCTGAACTGGTATTTTTACATTATGAAAAGCAGCATAAGCATCATCTGATGAATAGTACATCCTTGCGTATGCTTTTCTTGCCCCTTCATCATAAACAGGGCATTCTGGGTTTGGGTCAAGATAAAGAGCCTTATATTGATAAGGATCCTCTTCCCAGTGAACTGCATTAACTATTTTTAGCTCTTTAAAGCAGTATGGACAAATTTTTGTTGGATAAGGAAAATCCTTAATTATCCTCCCAATAATCATCTACATCATCTCCATCGTTATCTTCAAATCTTCTTTTACTAATATTATTGTTTAGAATAAAAGCAATTATCTCATCAATTTTATTATGAGCAATCTCAACTCCATCCATTAAGCAATTAAGTTCTTCAATAGTCATAACATATTCATCTGATGGTGACAATATTGTAAAAACTGGAACAAATGAGTCCTCAAACGGAATTGCTTTAATCAGCACTGCTAGGCTCTCTATCTGTTCTAAACTATCATCACCCTCGTATGGAACAATTCTCATATTTAATCCTTTGAGGCGACAAACCAACTGGCAATCAGAAGACCCAAGCCTGTGGTTATAAGCAACAAGCCAGTAATTCCTGGATCATGACCGAATGACATGACAACACCCCATCTAATAATTAATGCAATTAGATAATTCCAAGCAAGAAGTATTAGTAAAGCAACTACAATCATACAGCCTCACGACCATTTTCAACAAATGCTTTATGAGTAATTGGCATACAATCTGCAAATACTTGTTCAATAACATCTGCATAGCATCTAATTTCATACTGTGCATGCTCATCATTTCTAAGCGAAATAAAATTAATCAAACTTCTAGCATTAACAGTCCAAATAAACTCTGTATATTGTCCAACTGGAAGAACTGATCTAGCAATCTCTTTAGCAACACCTTCTGCTAATAGAACTTGGTAAGTATTATAAGCATAATTGTATACTGATTTTGTCTTAGATTCTACAAGTGAAAGAACAGCAGGGTCATTTATTGTTTCAAAACTGTAAGAACCAGGCTTACCGACTTGTTGTCTAATATTTTCTGGATTGTAAAAATCAATAGATTCTGGGACATAATATCTCATACTCATTTCATTAAATGAAGACCATCTATGTCTAAACCACTCTCTTGCTACAAAAATTGGACACTTAATATAAAATTTAAAAACTGAGTGCTCAAATGGAGTAGCATGTTTGTTTTTCATTAAAAAGTTAATAAGACCAATAGATTTCTCATCCATTTCGGTCTGGTAAGTAGCAAAAGATACTCTTGCTGCATTTACAACATCAAGGTCATTTGCCATCTTGTCAAGAAGCTTTACTGAGCCGTGATCTAGTACAAAAAATTCGTTATCTGCCATAGGGTGATATCCTATCAGAAAAAAATCAAAAATTTCTTTTGTTTTGATTTGAATTTTCCAGAATCTGTTTGTATACTCCGTATACCAGTATACGGAAGCATACTAATATACTTAAATACTTTAATAGTCTATAGTATGTTTAGTATACTAAGCATGCTTAGCATAGAGAAAGAGACTTCTTTGTATAAAAGCCAGAATGGTATAATTGCACTATGAGAATAGTTGCTATTATTGAATCTGATGACTGTGGACCAGCAGCTGTGCTTGACGCAGAAAACATTACGATTACAAAAATTAATGATCTTTATATAGCAGCTAGCAGGTGCATGTATCGCAATAGTCCTGTCGTTTGTGAAATTTCTAAAGAAGTTGCTACAAAGTTGATGCTTAATGGTGTAAGATGTTTAGACTTTAACGACTCTACGACTGTTGCTGATAATGAAAAAGATTAGTTGGTTTTCCCTAAACAATTTAGATGCATCTGGAGAACGGTGGTTTAGCCAAGGCTATTTCAACGCTGCCCTATCTACGATTAAGGCTCTCCAGAGCCGTAAGTGTGCTGTTTATTACAACAGAGAAGATCTTGACTTTCATGTAAACTTTTGTCCGCCTCATTATTATCAAAAAACTAGCAAATACAATGTTGGCTATACTCCTTGGGAGAGCACAAAGGTTCCACAAGGCTGGATTTCTAAGATGAGAGAATGCGATGAAATTTGGGCTACATCTAATTTTGTAAAAGATGTTTACGAAAAAAATAATGTTAATGCTAATATTTATGTTATTCCTCATGGAATAAGTTCTGAATTTTCTCCAATTGATAGAGAAATTACAACAACATTTAATTTTTTACATATAGGCGGGGATTCAAAAAGAAAAAACGCACAGTTAGTTGTTGATGCATTCTTAGAATTATTTGATGGAGACTTGGACTACAAGTTAATTCTTAAATATAACAACTATTGCTATGCAGATGTTTATATAGATGGAAAAATTGTCCCAGCAAATCATCATCCTCAGATTTTAGGAATACCATCCACATTTGACACAGAACAAATGGCTTCTTTGTATAAGAAATGCCATTGTCTTGTTTATCCAACAAGTGGAGAGGGCTTTGGAATGATTCCATTTGAAGCAATTGCAACTGGAATGCCAACAATTGTTACAAATCTTACTGGATGTGCAGACTTTGCAGAATTATCAATTCCTTTAAAAGCAACATGGGGTGATTCTGATTATCATCGTCATCTTTATTCTGAAGATGTAGGGAATTGGGCAATTCCAGATTACGATGAACTTCTTGATCTAATGCAGCATGTTGTTAATGAATATGATGAATTTAGAAGTTATACAATGAAATCCGCAAAAATTGTCCATGCGGAGTGGTCTTGGGAAGCAACTGCTGATAAGATTCTAGGCCGATTGGAATCTTACGAAAAAAGTTTTGCTTAGTCCTTAGTACTAAATCTTGAACATAAATTTAAGTTTGATAACATTGACTTTACTATTCTACAGGAGGAAAAAATGACTGTTACACAACAATCTATTATTACAATCAATGGCAATGGATTTGAAATTAATTTGCCATCCCTGTTTTCAAAAAGTGGTCTTCAAGGCTACAAGATTTTTTTAGACAGATACACGCTTAAGGCTAAGAAAGGCGATCTACAGCCAGGTGATTTAGTTTTGGTTATCACCGTTAAAGACCCAAAATTTCCACAAAAAGAAATTGGAATTATTCAAGAAGTTCTTGCTGATGAAGCTTATGTTCTTTTACAAGATGGAAAAGTTATTAAAGAAAGTTTTGATCTTATTTCAAAACCTCTTGAAACAGAGCCAGATCAAGTAAAAGAAAGAGTTGCAAATGCTCTTGCATCATCAGAAAGCCCAGCGGTTAGGGAGTATTGGGTTGAATCATTTAGAAACATTCTTTTTGATAAATTTATTCCAGGAGGAAGAATCCTTGCTGGTGCTGGAGTTAGTGGACTAACTCTTCAAAACTGTTTTGTTCTGCCATCACCACACGACTCAAGAAGTGGAATTATGGACCGTCTAAAAGAGATGGCCGAGACTCACTCAAGAGGTGGTGGAGTAGGTCTTAACCTTTCAAGCCTTAGACCACGATATGCTCATGTTATTGGTGTTAATGGAATCTCTTCTGGTGCTGTTTCTTGGGGGAAGATGTTTAATCTATCAACTGGTTTGATTGAGCAGGGCGGTTCTCGCAGAGGTGCAACAATGCTAATGATTAACGACTGGCATCCAGATGTAATGGAGTTTATTACCGCTAAGCATACGCCTGGTGAATTTGAAAATGTAAATATGAGCGTATGTATTTCTGATGCCTTCATGGAGGCAGTAAAAGCAGATCTTGATTGGGACTTGGTATTTCCAGATACAAAAGACCAAGACTATGACTCAGTATGGGATGGAAATCTTGAGAGGTGGATTGCTCTTAACAAGGGAGTTAAAGTCTATAAGACTGTTCGTGCAAGAGAGATTTGGAATGCTATTGTTGAGTCCGCTTGGGCTTCAGCAGAACCTGGCCTTCATTTTCTTGAGAGATCAAATAAAATGAGCAATAGTTGGTACTTCGCTCCGCTGGTAGCAACTAACCCATGTGGTGAGCAACCACTGGAGGCTTATGGTGTCTGTACTCTTGGTGCAATTGATCTATCAAGATTTGTTGAAAACAAAACTGTTGACTGGGATGACTTAAAATTTACTGTAGCAACAGCTGTTAGATTCTTAGACAATGTTATTGATATTAACGAATATCATTTTGAATCAATTTATAAGAATCATACAGGCAATAGAAGAATTGGTCTTGGTGTAATGGGTCTTGCAGAAATGCTACTTAGACTTAATATCAAGTATGGTTCGGCTGAGTCGGTTGCTTTTATTGATGAATTGTTTGAAACAATTGCTACTGAAGCATACATGACCTCATCTAGTATTGCTAAAGAAAAAGGCTCATTCCCTAAGTATGATGAAGAAAAATATCTAATGTCTGGATTCACTCAGGCTCTTCCTAAATCTGTTCGTTCAAAAATTAAGGAAAACGGTATTAGAAACATCTGTATTCTAACTGTTGCACCAACTGGAACAACTGGAACAATGGTCGGAACATCAACTGGAGTTGAACCTTATTTTAACTGGAGATACACAAGAACATCAAGACTTGGTGTCCACACAGAAACTGTTCCAGTTTTAAACGATCTTGGCATTGAAGTTAATAATCTTCCAGACTACTGTGTTACAGCAATGGATCTAAAGCCAGAAGCTCATGTTGCTGTTCAAGCAGCAGTTCAGAGATGGGTTGATTCAGCAATTAGTAAAACAACCAACTGTCCTAGCGATTATACAGTAAAGCAAACAAATGATTTGTATATGCTTGCTTATGATCTTGGATGTAAAGGTATTACAATATATAGAGATAACTCTAGAGAAATTCAAGTTCTTAACAATATTCAAGAAGAGGATGACGTTATTGCATGCAGTCTGGATGATCCAGAATGTACAACTTGCGCTCTCTAGTACATAAAAGAGTAAAAAAATGGCGAAAGCGTACCGATACGGTACGCTTTTGTCGCTTTTGTAAGGTATTTTGTGTATAATAGCAACCATGCAATCAGATTTTTCATCATACAACAGTCAACTCTGGATTCCAGAGAGATCTTTTGGTATTTGTTACTGGTTAGATGAAGACGATATGCCCCTGACAGATGGTGATGGAATACTTTGTGCTGAAGGTTTTATTGGTGATAAAAAAGTTGAAAAAATGGTTGAAGAGGCTGCAAAGTATTGGACAAGTGGTGCTGGTGGAAGGATTGTTTGGATGGCTGGTGCAAGAAAGGTGTCGGCTTCAGAAAAAGAAGACCAAGCAGAAAGACTTGCCGCTGGTTATATTCCAGATCCAATGCAAGATTTAATTGATTACGAGGTAAGTAGAAAAAATGGAAAATAAACTTGTTCATATAGAAGACTCTGAAAATGCAGAAATAGAACTAGATGATATTTCTTATATCAGTCACTCAGCCGAAGCTGAATTAAGCGATCCTTTTAAAAAAATATCTTTTGCAAATCTTTCTCCTAAAATGAAGAGAAAATATAATAGATTAGAAAAAAAGCACGAAGGGGCTGATGGAACCAATTCTAAATACATAGATCCAGAAAGAATTACTGGATATTCTCTTTATGATGTTGTTAATCCACCATATGATTTGGATACCCTAGCAAAACTTTATGATCAAAGCGCTATCCATAATGCTTCTATAAATGCAAGAGTTATGAATACAGTTGGTCTTGGCTATGAATTTATTGAAACAACAAAAGCTCGCAGAAAACTTGAGAAAGCATTTGAAGACGAAGAAAAACTAGCCAGAGTTAGAAAAGCTCTTCAAGATGAAAAAGAAATGATGGATGAAATTTTTGAAAATTTCAACATTGAAGAAACATTGATTGAAACTCTTGTTAGAGTTTGGCAAGATGTTCTTGCAACTGGTAATGGCTATCTTGAAATTGGTAGAAATAGGGCAGGAAAGATTGGCTATATTGGTCATGTTCCATCTCCACTTGTTCGCATAAGAAGAGAAAGAGATGGCTTTGTTCAGATCGCAAAAAGTAATAAAATACAAGCAGTATTCTTTAGAAACTTTCAAGATTTTGAAACAAAAGATTCTATTAACGAAGATCCTTCTCCAAACGAATTGATGCATTTTAAAATTTATTCTCCAAACCATGCCTACTATGGAATACCATCATCAGTATCAGCGGCTGCTGCAATTATTGGAGATAAGTTTGCTAAAGAGTATAATATTGATTATTTTGAGAACAAAGCTATTCCAAGATACGCAATTATTATCAAGGGTGCAAAACTTAGCAATAAATCAAAACAAGAATTAATTAATTACTTTAGAACTGAAGTAAAGGGAAGAAATCATGGAACACTCGTTGTACCAATACCAGCATCTATTGGTACAGATAGTGATATTCGTTTTGAAAAACTTGAAGCTGGTATTCAAGATGGTTCTTTTGATAAATATCGTAAGTCAAATAGAGATGAGATCTTGGTAGCCAATAGAGTTCCAGCACCAAAGGTTGGCGTTTATGATAACGCAAACCTGGCAGTTTCAAGAGATGCTGACAAAACTTTTAAGATGCAAGTAATTGGTCCAGACCAAGCAGTTATTGAAAAGAAATTGAATAGACTTGTTCTTGAATTTAGTGATCTTGTTAAACTTAAACTAAAAAAGATTGATCTTATTGACGAAGATTTGCAATCAAGAGTTGATGACAGATATCTCAGAACTGAAGTTGTTACTCCAAATGAGATTAGAACAAGACTTGGCCTTCCAGCAAAGGTTGGAGGAGATGAGGCTCTTCCTTATCCAACAAAACTTAAGAAAGAGGCTGGCGCTCCATTTGGTAATACAAACAACCATGCAACAAATCCTCCTAAAGCTGAGGGTGATTCTGGAACGGTTCCAAGCGGTTCTGAAGAAAGTGGAACCAATGCTGAAAGAGGTCAAAGACAAGATTCAAATGACAATAGTGAAGCACAATAATCTTTATTTATTGTCATTATGAAATAAAATAATTTACAATATTAGTATTGTAAAAACAGGAGGAAAAATGGAAGCAAGTCTAGTATATTCAGATACTTCGGTATCAAGCGCAGACGGTACAGTTTCTGTTGGTCACCATACCAGCAGTATTAATTTTTTAAATTTAGATACGACTACTAATGCAGTTGTTAAGCTTAATAATCAATTTAGTGTTTTAATCCCTAAAGCACCATCCGCTGGTGGATGGGACTATACAGAAATCTATGGCGACTATACAAAGTTTGAAGTCATCACAGCAAACGTATCATTAGCAGTTTTTGCTGTTGGCTGATATTGTAATATTTAAACAAATAATGTATAATTCATTAATTGTAAGAGGTTTTTATGTCTGAATTCACAATTAGTTTTCCAATTGAAATGATCAAGAAGGAACAAAGAATTGTTAGTGGTATTGCAACCGCAGATAATATTGATAAAGCTGGAGATCTAATTGATTTTAATGCCTCATTAGAAGCATTTAAGAGTTGGCAAGGCAATATTAGAGAAATGCATGCCCCAATTGCCGTTGGGAAAGCTGTCAATTACGAGCCAGTGAAGATTAAAGGTCCAGACGGAGAGATTTATAATGCAATTAGAGTTGATGCTTATATTTCAAAAGGAGCAGAAGACACTTGGCAAAAAGTTCTTGATGGGACATTAAGATCTTTCTCTGTAGGTGGAAAAATTGTACAGAAAGAACAAATGGCTAACAAGTCATACAACGGAAGACCAGTTAACCATATTAAAAAATATGTTCTTGGTGAACTTAGTTTAGTTGATAATCCAGGAAATGCTTTGGCAGTTATTGACATTATTAAAATGAATGATTCTGGAGAACTTGACTATATTCTAAAGATTGATTGTGGAGATATTGATTTATCAATCCCAGAGTCTGTTCAAAATGCCGCAAGAGTCGGCCTTGAGCAAAGAAAGAAAGAAGGTCGTGGTGGAACCAGCGTAGGTCTTGGTTCTGCAAGAAGACTTGCCGCTGGTGGTCAAGCAAGCGAACAATTTGTTCGTAAAGTAGCAATGTATTTCCCAAGACATGAGGTTGATAAACAAGGCAAAGGCTGGAACCCAGGGGAAGATGGTTATCCATCAAATGGAAGAATTGCTTGGAACCTTTGGGGAGGAGATGCTGGCTGGTCTTGGGCAAGATCTAAAGTTAACCAATTAAACAATTGCACCACAAAAAAAATTGATACAATTGAAAATTCATGTTCTTGTGGATGTGGTTCTTGTGAAGAACTTAATAAAGAAACTGCTTCTGTAACTACTGAAAATGTTGCAATTAAGAATCCTACACAGGGAAGTCTAAAACCACAAAGAACTCCAAAGTTTAAATCAAGGAGAAAAAAGATTATGAAAAATGAAGAGGAATCAATAACAGATGAAGAGTTTGTTGAAATTATGCAAAGTGTTATTGAAGAGTCAATTAATAAGAAATCTATAGAAGAAAATGTTAAATCTGAATCTGATGTAGATTTTCTTAAAATGCAAGAGATTTTATTGCAAAATGATAGTTTTTATGATAGTCTATCAAGGATAGATGAGATAGGTGAAGAAAAGTTATCTCTTCTAAAAAGGTTTGTTAACTGGCTAATCCCAGCTAACGAAAAAAACGCTTCAACAATTTCAGTTGAAGTTGAAAATGACCAAGTGGAGGAAGAAATGGATGTAAATATTCTAAAAGAAGCCCTTGGTACTGTAATTGATGAAAAGTTGACCGATTTTTCAACTTCAATTAAAGCTGAAATTGAGGCTTCGGTAAACGAGAAGCTTGAAACAATTACTAAGGGCTTTGAGGTTCAGACTGCTGAACTTCAAGAAAAACTACAGACTGCTGAGAGCGCACTCGCTGAGCAGACTGAGAAGGTTGAGGCTTTCGCTTCGGCTGGAGCAATTAAGAAGAGTGTAGATCCAGAAGATGACGGGGAAGAGGAAGAGGTTAGAAAATCAGCTCCTAAGTCTGTATGGAACAATATTTATCTCCCTCAAGACCTAATCGTGTCTTTGGGATATGAGTCATAAGGTATAGGAGGAAAAAAATATGGCAACACAGGAAGAAATTCTTTCCAAGGCCAATGAAGTAACAACAAGCGTTGTTGGTAATGATAGTGGTGGTATTCTAAAGCCAGCACAGTCAAACCGCTTCCTTGACTTCGTGGTTGATCAATCAGTCCTTATGCGTAACTCAAGAGTTGTTCGCATGAGAACCCCATCTATGGAGATTGACAAGCTTTCAGTAGGCACTCGCTTGCTTGCTAAGGCTACAGAAATTACAGATGATGGCACAAACGCCGCTGTTACCTTCAGCAAGGTTTCGCTTACCGCTGTTAAGCTTCGCCTTGACTGGAATATCAGCACAGAGTCCCTAGAGGACAACATTGAAGGTGCTTCGCTTGAAGACCACATCGCTTCTGTTATGGCTCGCCAGACAGCAAACGACCTTGATGATCTATTCATCAACGGCAACACTTCTTCAGGAAACGCACTTCTCAAGGCACTTGATGGCTTCATCAAGCTTGCTAAGGCTAGTGGTACAGTCGTTGACGAGGGTGGTAACAACATTTCTCGCGCAACATACGACAGAGTTCTACGCAACCTTCCAGCAAAGTACTTGCAGCGCAGAAATGAGCTCAGGTTCTTCTCTGGCCCAGGTCTTGTTCAGGACTCAATATTCAGCCTAGGCAATCCAAACTCAGCAACCGCTGCTACAGCAGGTGCACCAGCACCAGCATCAACAGCAGGTGAGTTGGCATACCTACAAGGTGCAATGGGTGCTAATGGTGGTCCAGGTTCAACTGGTCTTGCACCATTCGGTATTCCTCTAATTGAGGTTCCATTGATGCCAGAGACAGCCAATGGTGACTACTCAGGTGCGTCAGGCTCACACGGTCATGTTGAATTGACATTCCCAAATAACAGAGTCGTTGGTATCTACCGTGACATTACTGTTTACCGTCAGTTCAAGCCAAAGACCGACACAATTGAGTACACTCAGTACATGAGAGTTGCTGCAAACATTGAAAACGCAGATTCATACGTTATTGCTAAGAACGTAAAGATGCGTACACTCTAAGTCTAACTTAGGACTGTTATAGGTAAGAAGAGGGGCTGAAAAGCCCCTCTTTTTGCTTGTAAGGATACTTTAATGCTGATATTATATAATCATGCCTACAAATAATTCATTTACATCAGAGGATCTAAATCCAAAACCAGCAAAGAAAGCTCCCGCTAAAAAGGCTGCTCCTAAAAAAGAAAAGGAAGCACCACAGCCTCAAGGTGAGGATACCTTTATTGTTGTTTATGAAAGTGGTGCTGGATATGTTACTAACTCTGGATTCAAATTTACCAGACAAAATAACATTGCAGAACTTCCATATGAAGAAGCAATGAGACTCCTTTCTTTGGACAACTTTAGAAGACCTTCTGATGAGGAAATTGCAGAATATAAAAACTCTTTAGGTGAGTAATGTCTGGTAGCATTACTCAATATTTAGAGGATAAAGTTGTTGATCACATTCTTGGTACTGCAACATATACAAAGCCTTCTTCAGTCTATGTTGCTTTGTACACAACAGCCCCAACAAAGACCACTTCTGGGACAGAAGTTACTGGTGGTTCTTATGTAAGAAAGGTTGCTACCTTTACAGCATCATCCTCTGGTCTTTCATCTAATTCTGCTGACATTGATTTTACTTCAATGCCTACTTGTATAGTAGTCGCAGTTGGAGTTTTTGATTCATTAACTTCTGGAAATCTTTTATTTTTTAGCACACTAGATACCAGTAAATCTTTAACAAGTGGAGATACATTTAGAATCGCTACTGGCGATCTAGATATATCTATCAATTAGGTTTATAAAAGATTATGTCATATAATAATCTTATGACTAATATTAAAAATATTCTTTTAAGAATACTTGCTGTTTTCGCTGCATCTGGCTTAAGTGTTGTAGGTGCTGGTGCAATTGCAAACATTCCAATTTGGAAAGCTGCTGTAATGGCAGGTATTGCAGGTGTAGCAACTGTAATTGAAGGTCTATCAAGAGCGTTTCTTGATGATGGCAAATTAAGCGTTTCAGAAATCAACGAAGTGTTCAACAAAGTTGATAAGAAGTCAAAGCAAGATTAACTTTTCTAAATAACTTTTATCACATTATAATTATTAAGGTGATAATGTGAAATTAAGACTAAGAAAAGGTTCTTGGATATGGATTCCTCTTTTTATTTATCTTTGGGCATCTCCTTCTTTTGCTGAAGATAATCAACAAACACAAGGTCTTTATATAACTGTTTACGATAATTTAGGATACAATAACGCACCTCCACTTCCTCCAACAAACATTGCTGGAACCTTTGTAGGTTCAGATATTACACATTCTTTTGATCAAGAGCCTTGGTTTAATTTATACGAAGATTTTGTAGTTAAATATGAAGGCTATATTACAGCTCCATGTACATGCCCAGTTGAATTTATGTTACAAGCCGATGATGGCACACAATTATTTCTTAATAATGAATTAATTACTTATGACTGGTGGGATAAGGGTGGTGGAGGATCTATTAGTGCTCCAATTAATTTTATTGAAAATCAGTCAAAATCAATAACTGTCTGGTTCTATGAAAATGGTGGAGGAGCTTGGATTCAAGCTTGGTGGATGATTGATAATAACTGGGAAATTATACCAAATACAGCGTTTTCTTTAGTAGAAGTTACACCACCTACAACGACAACCGTTCCTGAAACAACTACAACAATTGAGGAAACTACTACCACAACAGAACCTCCTACAACCACAACGATCCCAGAAACAACTACAACTCAATCAACTACAACTACTACGACTATTCCTCAAACAACCACTACTACAACTGTTGTTGAGACAACAACTACCACTATTCTCCCAACAACCTTGCCAAGCACAACCCTGCCAGAAACGACAATACCAGAGACAACAATTCCAGAAACAACAATTCCAGAAACAACAATTCCAGAAACAACCACCTCCACTACAAGTCCTACAACAATACCAGAAACAACAACAACACTTCCAACAACAATTGAAGAGGAAATATTAAATGTTGAAACCGCAGAAGAATTATCTAATATTGTTGAAAATTTAAATATAGAAGAAATAACAACTGATCAAGTTATAGCAATCTTAGAAAACCCAGTGTTTGAAGAGTTAACAAAAGAAGAAGTAGAAAAAGTTTTTGAATCAATTAATATAGAAGAATTAAACGAAGAAGATAAGGAACAGCTTATTGATGTTATCAATCAAGTTTCTGATGATATTAAAGATGAATTTGAAAATGAAATTGATGTTTTTGCTGAGGGGCTTGATGAGTATGTCCCATCAGGATCTCAAGTTGATGTAAAAACTAGAAGAGCAATAATTGCAGTAACGGCTGTTACAACAACAATATCAATCTCAACTGCTGGCTCAGCAGGTGGTATGGGTGGAGGAAGTCCTTCACCAAGCCCAAGCGGAGGCTCACCAGATACTTCTGGTTCAGAGCCATCTGAAAAAAGAAGTTCTAGGAGAAGAAAATGAAAAAAATAAAATTATTTACAATTGGATTTGTATTAACTGGACTATTAACAGTTTTAACATCTGATTCTGAAAAAAATATAACACAACTTTTTACAACAAAAGTTGCAAATGCATCTGGTACTGGAGCGGATACTATTAAATCGTTTTTAATGGCATATATTTTAATTATGATTGGAATAATGCTAATGAGTTATGTTAGGAGGAAAAAAGCATGATAAAGAAGCTTTTAAATGAAATACATGCACTAACTTGGACCCTTGGAGGAACTGGTATGGTTTTGATTACTTTGTCTGGTAATACAAGAGATTTGGGAATTAAAATAACCATTGCTTCTTTGATTATTCATCTATTTGGAGTTCTTATTAAGAAAGAAGACTAATGACTCATATGAAATATGATGATAAAATTATGTATATAAACAAAGGAGGTACCAATGGCTAGACCATACACAGGTAATGCAGATGCTCCAGCATCTGGAACCCGCCCAGGTTTAAATGGGTTTATTAAGGCTGCAACAGAGAAGCGTAAAACAATGGCAGGAGAAGTTTCTTTTTGGGGCCTTACAAATATTGGAACTTTTTCAAATCGTTTAATGCGCTCAGCACCAGCAGGTCTTACACCTGCGTCACCAGACTACAAAAAATGGGTATCAGTACATGCTACTGGTCGTGCAGTAGATCTTGGTTGGACAGATCGTGCAAAGGCAGAAGATTTTTGTCGTTTTCTTGAGAAGCATGCTGATGCTTTAGGTATTGAGGAAATTCATGACTATGACTATGTTGGTCCATCAGGTCAATGGGGTCGTGGATGGCGTTGCAACCGTAACGGTGTAGCAGGGTGGAAGATTTATGATGCCAATGATAATGCTGGCACACCAGGGGGAGACTGGATCCATGTTGAAATCTCTCCAGCAATGGCTGCTGACGAGAAGAAGGCTTATGACACATTTAAGGCTGAGTTTGAAAAGTATCTTGGTCAGAAGCGTGTTGAAGACTATCTAAAAGGTCTTGCTGAAGAAGCAAAAAAGAAAGCCGAAGAAGAAAAGAAACTATCCAAAGAAGAGCGTGAAAAGCGTAAAAAGAATCGTCAAGCCGCTAAAAAAGCACTTGAAGATAGTAAATAACGAGGTTTTTTATGGGTAAAGAAGAAAGTAGTCGTGTTAAAAGATGCGAATGCGGATGTGACTGCAATGACTATTGTGATTGTGGTTGCGAAGAATGCGATTGTTAAGGATTAATAGGAGATAAAATGACACCAGGCTCTAGAGACATATCAATATATCAGGGCGATACTTATATTCACGAATTGAGA